GCAATGGAGGAATGTTATGAAAAACAAGTCTATAGATTAACATAGATTGATGTTAATTGCAAGAAAAATATTTGTTAAAAGTTGACTTAATTATTATTGTAAAAAATGGCTACCGTACTTGCCTGAAGCCTTATAGATGTTAAATCGTAAGTTTTGATTTGTTATATGCCAATATTAATTATGTCTTTCAAAATGATTTCCATCGCCAAATCTGCCACCCCATTTATTATTAGGATGTAAAGTTTCCCAGAAATCACCAGCAAATTTATATTGTTCTGTTTTTGTTAGCCATTCTTTGTCGTGAGAAAAGATGTTTAAATCAACAGCAAGCCTTATACAATGCTTGCTGTTGACTATTCCTTTCCCTTTCTCTGCATATAATTTAGCCGTTTCAGGAGGCCTATAAACTTCACCGAGCGAACAATAACACCCCTTGCTAAAAATATACTCAATTAATGTACATACATTTTTAGTGAACTCAAATTGTTTTTCTGTTAGTTTTTTCATTTAAGTTTGTTTTATAGGGTCTAAGAGTTCTTTCTCTAGTTTTATGACTTCTGGCAATTCCGCTTTCAATTTACTATATTCAGATTTAAGCCTCTCTAATTCTTTTTCCGCAATATTGATTAAATTAGAATATCTAGCTATTCTCCTTTCTATTTCTTCTTTTGACACTTCCTCTAAAACAGGATTTGTTTTAGTAAATTCAATTTTGCCATTATTTATTTTGTATTCTCTTGACATAAATTTTCTCCGATTAAAAATTATACGTTCCCACTCGCTATCAGAGCAATGGATTATGATATTTGAAATTTTATTCATCCACTTTTATTTCTGTAGTATTAGTAAAATCTACCATTTCAAAAGTTTTTGAAACTTTTTTTACCAGAAGCTTCAAGGATTCTATCGCGTCTTTTTTATCTTTCCCATATTCAATAAACTCACAAAGACAATGCCCATCATACGAAGGAACATATAAAGACAATTTAGTAAGATATGAATTATAGTGTCCATAACCATCATTATAAATACGTATTGAGTTTTTCTTTGCTGTCTTATTCATAGTTTATTAAAAGCTATAAGTTAAAGACAAAGCATAAAAATCTAAACTAGGTTGATATTTCTTGTAGATAATATCAATTGGCTTAGTCGAACCGCCGTTATAATGATTCCATGTGAAGCCTGTTGATAACTTGCTATTGATTTTATAGTCAATGCCTAAGCCATAGGTCATGTTAAAAGTTTTGCTCACACTGCCTTTTTCAAAGTAGTCTAAACAGGCAACACCAGCTTTAGCAAAAACCGTAAAATCTTCATCTAAAGGAACATTCACCCTAGGAGTAAAATCTAAAATCTGCTGTCTAAACTTAATCTTAGTTTTTATTCCTTCACCAATAACCTTTTTAACTTCTCGATTATCAGTTAATAAAACACCAGCCTCAACAGCAAGATGTTGAGTTAAATTATAACCCGCAAAAGCACGCCCGCCAAAATTAACGCCTTTTAAGACATTGTTTGGCAAACCGTCATAAGCAACTCCGCCCTGCAAGCCTACATAAATATCTGGATTGAAGTTATTGTTAGTTTTTGCAAAAACGCTGGAACTTAGTAAAAAAGCTGCGGTAAAAAGTAATAGTTTTTTCATTGTTTAACCTCTAATTGTTTAAAAAATTTATAAAACCAGTTTTATATTCTGGCATATTTTTGTTGCGATTCAAAGAACTGGTACGCTCTGGAACGGGCGGCTCAAAAGACCCAGTTTGTATAAAAGAAACAAAACCAGGCTTATACTCTAGTTTTAATGAACTTGTTCTTTCAGGTACAGCAGGAGCATTACGTCTATTTTGTAAACCAGCTATAGCCTTATATAAGGAACTGATTCTCTGCGGAGGCTGCGGAATGTTATGTTTATGCTTATTTTTCTTAAATCTTTTCCTGAAAAATTTAAGCATCTGTTTTTTTCATTTTCTCAAAATCTTTTTCCTTTTCTTCCATGTAAAGCAAAAGACTTTCAATTAAAACAGGCGCAACAACATTTCTTGCTCTTTTTAAAATCTCAAAAACTACCTTAAAATCGACTTCATCAATATCCAAAATACCGTCCTGAAACAATTTCTTTTTGAGAACCCGTATTTTATCGGCTTTATCTCCATTCGGGATTTCTTCAAAAACTTTTATGAGCAAAGAAGCCGCCTTTCCAATATTTTTACCAAAAGCATCTTTTGCATCAAAATTAAAATCTAATCTCATAAAAAACCTCTTTTTTTAAAAAGAAAAGCCTAACATAATTTATATATAATGTCAAATGCTATAAGACTTTTCCAACCCAAGCAGTTGTTCCATTAGAAAACATCAAAATCATCTGCCCAGCAGAAGCAGTATAAAGAGTTGAGCTGCCATCATTAAAAGAATAATTGCCATCAGAACCAGCTGAATTATATAGTATGTAAATTCTTCCTTTATTGCCAGAAGCAACGGCAGGAACTGTGATTGAGTAGTTTCCTGTTGTTGTGCCACAACTAAAAAGTGTCTCCGTTTGTGCCGTATAATTTTGATTAGAAATTACTTTTGTTTTACAAACTAAATTTCCATCAACATTAACTTGCCCTTCAACGTGCAATTTACTATTAGGATTAGTAACACCAATACCAACATTTCCTCCTTGCAAAATACTAAAAACTTCTGCACCAGCTGCGTCAAAAATTCCAAACCTATCATTTGGAGTGTCAATTTCATTTCGAGATACAATCTGCCATTTTTTTACTGTGTTTTTCTCGAAAACAAGATTAGATTGCTGACTATTGGTTGTGGTATTTAAAATAAATTGATTGCTGGAAGCATTTCCAGTAAGCCGCGTATATCCGTCCTCTCTAATACTAAATATTTCTGTTCCGCCAGTAAAAGTTGTTGCATTAGTTCTAATTCTAAGAGCTGCTCCATTTGAATTTGCATTTGAATCAAGCATTAAAACAATGTCTTCTGTTGAGTAAATAGCAGACCCCCCCTGAACTGGCGAGCAAACAAATTTTGAATATTGATTAATTCCAAAACCAATATCTGCCGTTGGTGTTGGTAAAACAACTGCCAGCCCATTTGTCGGGCTTGCGTCAGTTAAACTTAGGCTCGACCACGAAGGCGATGCAGAAACTCTTAGGTTTTGGTCAATTGTACATTCTGATGTAACTATCAAGTCGGCATCTAGGTTAAATATCGTATCGCCAGAGCCAAGAATCAACCCATCTTCGACATCTGCCGCCATAAACAGTTCATGACCATTTGTTCTAAAGCTAAAAAGATGACCAGTAAGATAATAAATCGTACCATTATCAGTTGATGGCGCGGAACTCTGTTGGTCAAGCACTAAAGCGGTTGGGTCAATCAATCCGCCAACAGTCAGCTTTCCAGTGATATTTAAAGTTGCAAAGGTCGGTGAAGCGGTAGTACGCAAATCCTGATTAATAGCTGTTGCGCCACCACCCTCAACTAATAGACTGGTTGTACCGCGGCTCATTGTAAAACTATTTGTTAAGCTTTGAACGCTAATGCCTTGCACTCCTAATGGACCTGATGTATTAGTAATATAATTTAAATCAGCTCCAGCCCCCTGATATTCATGCGAAGCAATATTAATATCAACCCCAGCAGTTAGACTTGTATTTGACAAAGTCATTGCGAGAAACGCTGTCGACCCCCCATTAATGCCTAAGTACCACCTAAACTTTGGAAATGTTCCGTCTGGGCTATAAACATAACTACGATGCGACGGAACCCCGCTTCCCTCATCAAATAAACCCTGAAAATATTTAACCGCTGATGGGGTGCTTGGGAAATTAGCCATAAATCCATTTAAAGCGATTCCGTCTGTTGCTGTATGAGGAAGCACTACATTAACAGTAGGAGATGCTCTTACCTGCAATCTATCCCATAAGTCTTCTGTTCCTCCTGCAACGCTTAATGGGCTTGCAACTGTTCCAAGCCCAGTTAACGTTGAATCTGAAGTTACAACAGACAAATAATTTCCTGCTGGACTGCTCGTTTGAGAAAATCTGGAGCCTGTTAAGTCCCTAACATCAGATAATGACCAATTTCCAGCCTGATATCTAATAATTACTTGTACTAAAAATACAAATTCTGGACTAACTGATGATAATTGACCCAAATTTACACTGCTTGATACTAATCCGCGCTGTGCTTCAATTGTTAGACTCTCATTCTGTCCCTGAACCCATATAAATCTATAACCTTGTGAAGCAGCATCTGAAGTAACAGGAATGGCAACAAGCCAAATTGACATGTAATAATTATTACTCATCAGAGTTTGCTGCCATGCTCCGCCTGTAAACTGATTCCAATATGGCTGGTTTACTAGTAAAGGAACTATTTCCGTAGCAGTCTTATTAAAGTTAATAGTATTAGTTGCCGTTAAATAAAACTGGTTGTAATTACCACTCGCCGCTAATGCTGGATTTGTTGTGGATAAGTCTTCATCTTTTATCAGAGCAGGGCTTACACTTGGCTGTCTATCTGCGGCAACAATGCTGTTTAGCACATAAGAAGCAAGTGTTCCGCCAGATTGCCTATAAGTACCAATAGTTTCATGGGCTTCAATATGCGTTTGCCACGGCATTAGCCCATGGCATTCTCTTTGTCCCCATTTATCTACCGCCCCATAATTTACGAAAGCTATTAGCAAATCATAAAACTTTTGATTCCCGTCTATTACCCATTGAAATCCTATGTCATTATATACCAGCCAATATTTATCATTAGTTGCTGAATGGGCAGGTGAAATCCAGCCGGTAGTTAAAGCATCTATTTTTTTACCGCGATAATAGCCATTAACAGTACCAGTTAACGTAATTGTTCTTGCTGTGCTATCATAGGTTACAATAATATTATCTGGGTCAGTAAATCCAGTAGGCTCTTTTTGAATAACAGGATAGTCTACCCACGGCGAGAAAGTTTGATAAGCATCACTAATATTGCTGCTATCAGGCACATAGCCACCGTCCATACGATAATTTAAGTTTGAGTTATTGAATGAATTACAGCCCTTTAATTCAATAACTCCCCCTGCTTCCTGTCTAAATCCATCCACATTGTTATACGCAATACAATTTATAAAAGTTGCATTGGCTGAATCATCAACTGAATAGCCTTCTGCCGAACAATTATGTACATCACAATCAATTGCTATAACGTCTGCATCATCATCTACATCAATGCCTTCGATGCAATCTTTGACTCTTACATTAATAATGTACGCGCTATTCCTATAAGTTGGTGAACCAATTTTATCAATTTTAATTCCTTCACCGTTTCCTGCTCCACCTGCTCTTTGAATATCAGAAACAAAAATAATCGTTTCAATGCAGTTTTGGCAATGAATTTGTCGAGATAAATATTGCCCGTTGTATTTACAGTTTTTTGCTAATAAATGCTTTACTCCTCTAGCTGTTAATGCGCCGCCCTCTGTTGCCTCATTTGCTGCGCTATAAAAATGGCAATTTACAAATGCTACTCTCTCGCTGAATTCTGTAAGCAAATTAGCAGTAGTATAATTATCTCCTCCAGTTGATTGATGATAAGATAAAAGGACTGCGCTATGATTATTATTTCTGAATGTACAATTATGAAATGTAATATCATAGACTTGCGCCTCATGCACAAAAGCAATGCCAGAGCCCTGGCTATTTGTACCACTTGGATTGCTATCTAAAATAAATCCGCTCATAAAAACATTTGAAGCATTATTTGATAACAATATCGCCTGTGCAGTATTTAGTTGAACTTTGTAACCAGTCTTAACTCTTATCGCAAATCGAATACCAGCTGGAATTGTAATCTGCGAATAACTGGCATCGGCTTGGATTTCTAAAATATCGCCATCGACAAGCGTTGCAATTTTAGCAGCCAAATCTCCAGCCCCAGAAGTTGTTAATGTTTGTGTAGCAGGGGCAGTTAAAAAATAAGAGACATCTTTATCTATTTTGTTCCAATAAGAATTTAATTCATTAATTGAGCCAGATAGCGACTTATTAAAAGTAGTCAATTCGCTATATGCTTTAATTGTATTTGAATAATCTGAAATCTTATCTGTTGTAGTCTTATAATAATTACTTGTTAAATTATCTATTTCAAACTCTTCTGAACCCAATAATGCTGCAATAAAGTTTGCATCTCTGATTTTTTTATTTGCCATGTTGTGCCCCTTTAATAATCTGAATCTGCTGTTATACGCGTATTACCGTCGGCTGTAACTCTATCATTATCATCAGCTGTAATTCTAAACAATACCTGATAAACGTGTTGCTGCCCCCTTGAAATCAAAAAGAAAAATTTTTTTGATTGCTGCATCAACTTATGCCTTAAAAATGCCATAATCAATCTCCCTTTTCTTTTCCAATCCTTGGTGAGCACGTAGCCCATTGTAACCCTGTCGCTGTAGTTGTTTCTAAAATTCCGTCAATCACATGAGAGGCTACAATCGTATCACAAGCAATTGGGGCAACCTCCCCAGCCTCTAGTGTCCATATCCCGTATTCGTCCAATTCACTATTATACCATACAACATCTCCTGCTGTTCCTGCTTTAATCCATGTGGCAATTTCACTAAATTTTGTTCCTACAACAACTCTACGGCTTCTTGTAAAATATAAACCTACTTCGTTATTAGGAATTTTTGAGTTAAACTTATCTGATGTCATATTCTCACCTATTTATTAATATTTAATAATTGACCATGTATTGATAGTATTTCCTGATGCTGTAGCCCGTACGATTAATCCAGATCCGCTGCCTCCTGTTGTATTATAATTCGCTACTCCTGTTGGATAGTTATTTCCACCGCTATTAGGAACTTCGAACATCTCTTCAACACGTCCAAAATTGTCAACATAAGCAATCGTTGCTGTAGCAGCATTATTACCGCCAACAAGGGTTACCACGTCAAATTTGTTATACCCTAATCCAGGATTTACAGGCACATGGTTTATATCAATTATAGACCCTTCAGGCTGCGGCTCTGGAAGATTTGGTGTCTGGAACGCATATGGGTCTAAAACAGTTCTTATCTTTTCTGCTACAGTACTTGCATCATCTGTGCTGTTTATATAAACATATGCTACGCGCCGTCCTGCTATTGTAGGCAAATTTAAATAATTGTAATCTAAAATAATCTGTATTGATTCGGCGGTATCATTCGGAGTCAGCGTGTTAAAATTAAAATATGCACCGCTTTTAAGCGTACTGCCTGCCGTACATCCTATGGTGAATATTTCAGGAAGTGTGGAAGTTCCCTGTTGAGTTACTGTAATTGTAAATCCAGTATCAACATCAACAGCATCAGTAACTACGCCATTAGATGCTAATGTAACAGTTACAAGCGGAGGCACAGCCGTTGCCGTTGTCAATCTATTTGCGGGAGTGGTTTCTGATGTGCCAAGCACCCCAAATAATCTTGGGTACTTTGATGTAAGAATTACAGATTTATCGCAAAGAAGAAATCCAGGTGGTGGCGTACTAACGGAATTTTGTAAAATTGTGCCGACTGGAGGATTTGCTGCCAATTCAAAACTATTTGGCGACCAATTTGGATAGTCTGCATTTCTTGTTAAAGTTAAATATTCTACGTCTTCTCTTTTTAAAATATTTAAGTTTTCCCAATAAGAATTTCTTTGTGTCAATATTCCAGACAAACTTTCTCCAACATCTTTAAATGTCGTTTTATTCTGATATTCTAGCTGCTTATCAGTAAGCGTAAACTGGCAATTAGTTAATTCTACATTTGATAATTGGTCTAATGGTAAATTTATTCTTAACTGAACTTCATCGTTATTATCGATTCCAATAGTCTTTCCGCCTATAGAAGGAATGGTTGCTGTAAAATAATATTTTGTAAACGTAGTCGTTAAGGCTTGGCTTCCTATCGGTGTTATAACCAAGGAACTCGGAGCACCGCCTGTTCCAAAATTTTGAGCAAAATCTATTGAAATAGTAGAGGTTGTATTACTTCTGGCGACCAAAGCAAAAGTAATTATTTTTCCTTCAAACTGCCTAACATCAGCTATAGGCTGATAAATAGTTTTTAGGGCTTCTCCAGTAGCCGCCACAGAACAGTCATACTTAAGATAATATTTCGGGTTTGCTTCAATTGCCGCAGGAGGCGTGCCCGGCAAAAACTCTTCAAACGTTACTTCATCCGTTCCTGTAATATTGTCTTTTAAAAAATACCATGATTGTGCGATATTATGAGCAGATGACGCAGAAAATACTGTAAATGCTTTTGCATTTTGGAATCTAAATTGTCCATTACTTAACTGGTTGTCATAATCAACTTCTGTGGTAACAATATGACCGCCGCCACCTCCTGCAATCGGATAGTGTTCAAATGTCGCGATTAATTGTCCATTCTCATCTCTTAGCTCCAAATAATAAAGCTCATCATCAGCATAATAAATTAATTTTGGAACAGAACCTACACCATCTAATATTATTGGGTTGCTCCATTTCAATAGACCACCAGGGTCTTGGTAGACGTCCTTTTTTTCATCTCTTGCAATATCACGATAAAAAGTAAGTGTTCCTTTTACTGCAAAAATACCAGTATTATCTGTAAATTGCCAAATTGGAATTGGTGCAATAAAATAATTAATTGTCATATTAATCTTCTCCAAATAATAGTTGACTTAATCCTGCCCCAGCCATTGGTGATAACGCTCTATAAGCAGCTGGGCGAGAACCGTATTTCGCCAATCCTGCTGCCATTCGCGATGGAAGAAATGGTTTTAAAAGAGAAGAAATCCCGTGAACTGTTGTGCCACCAGCTCCCGCTAGGCTGGCTTTATGAGCTGACATGCCCATTTTATCAATTGGCAACTCTCCCACTGCTGCAAGTCGTCCCATTTTGTATAATTGACTTTCAATACCAGGCGTCATAATTCTTGAATATAAAGGGGCGTGGTTTTTTGATAAGTCAGAAAATATATCCCATAAATCCTGAGGATTAGTTAAATTCCTTCCAGTTCTACTAATTTTTTGAGCCCCTTTGAAATGCTCATAAAGTATTAGATTCTTCTCATTTGGATTAAGTTTATTTACAACAGGTTGGTTGCTTTCAATTAATTTGTAGGCATCATCTGGTGGATATTCATTTTTAATAATTCTGTTATAAATATTTTTATTTTGATAAGGAACTACATTCTCTCTATGAAACTTATTGGCATCAACAAGTTTATCCATTACAGATTGGTTTCCTGTTTTTGCTGCTGCTTCTTCTGTATCCTCTAGTAACCCTCTTTTTAATAACCCATAAACTGAAGCACGCATTAAGTCGCCTTTATTACTTGCATTCGCAGCTTGTTCACCTGTTTTTATTAAAAAATTATGTACATCTTTAAAATTAAGAGCTCCACGCAATGGTTGTTTTTTCGATAAATCAATCCAATCAGCAATATTATTTAATTCTTTGTGCATATCTTTAATTCTTACGCCAAAATCCCCTTTTGATTTATTTATAGCTTCTGCTGTATTAGCGAAATTCTTGGCATTTAATATGAAGTTGTTATCTTTTGCCAAATTATGCATTGAATTATAATTTACTTTATCTTGAGATTTTGCCTCATTGTAATCATTGCTAACTATACCTTTTAATTCGCTTGGAATATCCTTAGGATGCGTTCCTTGTAATAAGTCACCCATTATGGCATTAGCATATTGACCGCTTCTTGTAAGCATCGCTGCTGGTAACAAAGACGCTAAAGCTGCACCAGCTGCACCCGTATAAGGGTGCCGTGGGCTATCTGCTGCCCCTAATGTACCCCAACCTGCGACACTACCAGCAAGTCTTGGAGTAAGCCACTGCATTCCCTCAGGAACTCCTGCAATTGGTGCTTCACTAGCTAATGCTGGAATTAACCCCTTGGCTACTCCACCTAAACCTTCTCCAATTAAGCCTGCTGCACCATAACCACTTAATTGCCCAAGTCTTCCTGCTAAACCTGGGACATCTTGTGCCCTTGGCACAGTTACTTGCGCAGGAATATGCCCAGCGCGCATTAAAGCATTTAAAATTTCAGCAAAAGGGGCTGCCGCTTGACGGCTTCCAGCTAAGGCAAATCGAGAAAGCGGCTCAGTAACTTTTCCAACTTTTTGTTCCCATGTTGGTTCTCGTACTTGTTCAGCAGGTCTATCTCCGCCAAAATCTAATTCAGGCAAGCCAGCCTGCTGCTCTTCTGTGAAATCTAATTCTGGAAGGTTACCATACATTATTGTAATCCCCTTCTTTTCATTGCCCTTACAATTTGCTCCCTTGAATATCCAGGGTATTTCTTTTGATATGCTGCTATTAAACTTTCTCCTGTCGGCAACCCTTGTTTTGACATCTGTGCCATTTGTTTAGACTTGAGCGAATAAGGCTTACCTGAGGCTACTGACCATAGGTGCTTATAATTAATATACTTATTGATTGGTGTATCTTGAGGGTTCTGATAGTTTAAATTTCCCTGCTTGTCTATAAGAGGGTTTTCATCTCTATAATTTTCATACATATCTTCAGCATATGATAATGGAATTGCAGAACCATAAGATAAACCATAACCAGGGGCTGGGTTTGAATACAAATTTTGCGAGCCCAAAAGCATTTTCTGGTAGTCCAGACTGTTCATTGCCTGTGCACGTAAATTATTTACCACCTGTCTAAATGCCCTGCTTTTTAAAGCAGCACTTGGTTTAGACTTTATAAGCGTGTTTAATAGAGGAATACTTATTCTTCCAACTCCTTTTAAATCGCCCATCTTTGCCATTACAACATTTTTTGATAATGCCTCTAAATCCTGCCCTAAATCAGTCCAACTACGACCTATATAATTAGCCACAGGATTTCCTTTTGAGATTAAGTCTCTGTTTTTATATAAAACCTCCATTTGGTCTAATAATGGCAAAACTGCGCGTGCTGATTCAACATTTTTTTGAATGTTTTGAATTTCTTTATTATAAGCGTCTAAATTTTTACCTTCTGATTGAATGTATAATTTATTAGCCTCCTGAGGATTAAATGCAGCCTGAAAATTAAAAAATCTTTTTTGCTTTAATGATTGAGGCTCTTGTTCTGCCTGAAGCTGCTGTGATTGTTGTTGAGTCTGTGATACTTGAGGCTGAACTTGCTCTTGTGGAGAATATTGCACCTCTCCACCAGCAGCCTGAACACCTCGCGCCAGCTGTCCGTATTGTTCGGGTTTTATCGCCATTGGCTGTCCTAATGATGATGTAGGTGCTTGCTGTCCAGCTTGCGGCATAACCTGTTGCTGTGCAGGTTGGGCGGTCTGAATTGACGGTGTTCCGCCTAACATTTTCAACCCCCTTCTTGTAACATCCATTTGCTGATTTATTTTGTCAATTTGCGCTTGCGCTTGCTGTGCCTCTGAGTAATATCTCATGGCCTGAGCTGGAAGAACGCTTGCCTGCGCTTTAGCTAATGCTATTTGTGCTTTTTGCTGCAATGGATAATACTTATTCTCCAATTCCTGATGCTGTGCCAATAATTTGTTCTTTTTTATTTCTTGAGATATAGCAATACCTCTTGTTGCGCCGCCAATCGCTCCACTTAATAATGACGCCAGTGGAGATTTTGCCTCAGGAAGCGGAATTGTTGGAAATTTTATCATATTACTTTCTCCAGTTATACCTTACCTGCTGCAAGAGCATTTTTTGCGCCACCAAAGCCACCAGTTAGGCCAAATCCTGTCCCCATACCAAGCTCTTTCAGTAAGTCGCTAATCCATCCATATTTAGAAACATCTTCACCATATTCAGCCATCCCCTTTTTCAGGAGCAAAGAGGCTAAGTTCTTTCCTAAATCAATATCTTCCCCTCCCATTTCTTCACCAGCGCCATAACCCATTTGGGAAATACCTTTCTCTCCCCCAAGATATTGACCAAAAATTCCGGTCATATTTTGCAGCCACTGTTGCTGGTCTCTAGCAGTTAATTGCTGAGCATAATCTGCCAACGATTTTTGCTCTGCACCACCGCCTAGCATTCCTCCCGCCGCTGCTGCCTGATTTGCCGCCCTTATTGCCTGCTTCTGCTGAAATTTTGCTTGTGGAGAGGTCTCATACCCGCTCATCATTTGCTGATAAAATGCTTGCGGGTCAGCCATTCTGGACAATCCTTTTTGATAAGATTCTAAAGCACCAACGCCTGCCTGCTGATAAGGCTGCAAATAACTTTGTGCCTGCTCGTAATAACCAGGCAATTTTTTTTGAGCCTCTTCAATTGCTCTTTTTATATCAGTGTACCCCTGAGTTTGTCCGCCGCTTAATGTACCGCCCATAATCTAACCTCATATAATAATACTTATTGTCTTCAAACAGCTTTCTAAAACCGTAATAAATTGAATAAAAAAGTGACTTTCTATTACTTTTATCTATCCGCGCTATAATATTTTTATAACCATTTTTTTCTATATATTTTTTTATCGCTTCTTCTCCTAATTTAAATCCACTTTTCCCTCTAAATTTAATGAAAATTCCAATATCAACCATAAAGAAATCATGTTTAGTATCAGTTATGATAATAATTCCAGCTATCTCACCATCGATTTTTAACAAATAAAATAATTTGTCGCCACAAGACAACGTCTTTTTGTCAATTTCTGTTTGTCCCTGCATTATGTCATAAAATATGTCTTTATGTGTTACAATGCTATAAATCAAGTCAATATCTTTAATTGTTTTTATTTCAATACTCATGGATTATCAATTTGATATCTTTCAAGGGGATGCTCCACGTGTAACATTGTGGGCTTATCTGCAATTTCTGGTTTTATATAATATAAATCTAAATTTACAGGATTAGTTAAATCAAACAATTTAAGCGCAATTGTAACACGATTGGTTAAATTATCTGTAGGAATTTTTGGCATTTTTACAGTTGAATAAATATCTCTTGTATCATCATTTATATAAACCGCCCCACTAGATGCGCTAAATTCATCTGTCCCATCTGCGGTCATATCAAACCCAACATAAAACTTTGCTTTTACAGAGTTTACAGTATTATTTTTTACGCGAGCACTGAATGTAATATTTTTATTTTGCAGTTTTGATAATTTTTTATATAGAAGCTGATAAATAATAAATTCGTTAGAATTAACGGATGTAATTGATATATTTACGTACCTCTCTGAACCAGTTAGAGAGCTATCTTGTGTAGAAGAATATGCTGTCGGGGTAATCTTAAAAATCATTGAATTACCCTTAACATACCATTCTTCAACAAATGGACCGTCTACTGTTGTTGGTATATTTCCCTTTGCCCTTGACCAATTAAAATCAGGATTTCGTACCAAATGGTCATTATATAGCGAAGTATTATTGTTTAATGACTGCAAAATAGAATCAAACCAGTTTTTCCATTCTATTGTCGGCTTATTATTTTCTAAAACGTTATCATGTATTGGCGGTAAACTAATAGGGTTTGGCATATCATCTCCCGCTCACTTCATAGTCAATAGAACCGCCTAACCAATAAACAGGTGACTCACAAATGGACTCAAAACAAAATACCCAATCTCTAGCCGACCCAAGCCGTCTATAAATACAACGGTGTAGTCTGTCACCGCTTTTACCTAAAGTAGACTTCCTTTTGTTACAAAATAAATTACCACCGTCTTTAGAAAAACTTAGAAAAACAGACGGTTCAGAATAATTTGTATCAATAGTCGTTTCTGGTGTCTCCCTTAATCCAACACCGGGCACAACATCTAAGTTAACTCTTGTAATACGTATCTTTCGCATCGCAGACTCTGAAAAATGACCTGTTATTCTTTTTCTTTTAATGGGCGATTTAACGCCTGACTCCAATTCATCAGTATAAGCAAAAGATGAAAGCTCATATATGTTCGGAGTATTATAAGAGCCAACATAATGTTTATTATTAAAAAAAGTATGGTTGTTTGTTATTCTCCTGTCTCCATTTAACATTTCTCCTTCAAACCAATGCATAGTATTTGCATCATAAATCCAAGTGTGATTATCTGTTGTAAAATTTAATTGATAAAAAACGTGTCCATCAATTTTATATACAAGAGCATCTGCATCGTTAATATTTGAATAATTTTGTAATTTGAAATCTATAGCAGTATTACTAATTGGGATAGGCGTTGTTCCGTCCGTCATCATAACCGAACCAACTCCATTTTTGTCGCCTGAGAGCCAAAACATCTTTTGATATCCTGTCGCTATACTGCCAGCAGATGCACAACCATATTCCAAAAGCAAATTATTATCTCGTCTAAAAGGAAAATCAGCAGCTCCTGCATTAAACCATACCTCTGTAGCCTTTCTGCCAAATAAAAAAATTCTTCTTTTTAAAACTCTTACACCAATCAAAGTATCAGCTTTGGAACTGATTTTCTCAAAATCAAGGGCGTCCCAATTTAATCCGTCATTTAGAGCAGATATAGAAAATTGATTTGTTATGGCATTCGTAACAATAAAATATCCATCTAAAAAAGCCACATCGCCTGGGTTAAGAGTAAAGCCTGCTGCCGTAATAATACTGAAAGTAGATGTACTTGTATCATAAATATAACCATTTCCGCCATCAACCCAAATTAGCTGCGTTTCATTAGCCGTTACACCAATATATCCAACGGCTGTATTGATAGTGCCTAATAACGTCGGCGTCAAATTAGAATCTATTCTATAAATCTTGTTCGAAGCGACTGCATACATTAAATCTTTATATGTATAAAGACTTCTAATGTTATTAAGCCCTAAAAAGCTAACGCCAAATATTAAACCTGGCATTGGAGCTAATACAGAGTTCCATTTTCCCTCAGAATTTACCAACACATACATATTAATCGTTCTTTGGGAGTCTATTTTTGGCTCTCTTTCAGAGCTAAAGCCGCCAGCTATTTTTAGTTCAGTCTTGGCCATTTTACTTCCAAAATTGCCCCCTTTTTTAGGTTGGTCTTTACCATTTTAGCCCACAATAATTGACTCCTTAGTCCACCCCCTGGGCTTACGCATTAAAATGCCTGAAGCATTTAAGCTCCAATCTGTCTCGGAAGAGCTGCATAAATCGTCAAACATCTTCTGATATTCTTTTTCTTTTAAATCTGTCCAACTATTTGTTTCAAAAACGCTTGATAATTCACGAGCAATAGCATATCTCAAAAATCTATGATAGTGCTTTGGAACATTAGTTATTTCTTGCTGTAGCTCAAGATTATTTAAAACTTGTTTTGCATTGATTGTAACTTCATAACTTTTATCTGGGGTGGCGAAAAATGTTATTAAAGATTCAAAATTTTTATTGTGTAATAATATTTGAGTAGGGCGCGTATAAGCCTGTGGATAACGAGTTATATGGTATGCCTCATCATGCTGTATTTGTGTAAGCGGTATATTTATCCCATCAAAATTTAAATAAGCATCAAATATCTCAACAATCTTATTTGTTTTAACATCTGCATTATCATTTTGACTAAATATATAAGTAGCTTTTTGTGGAGACAAGTCAAATACAAACTCATTCACATAAGGGATATAAATAGAGTTGCCTGATAAACTATCTAAAAATTCATTAAGATAATCTAAAGCTTCCGCAATTTCAAAAGCCGATGGATATTCCTCTGGAGAATACTCATTTATTAAGTAAAACGCCTTTACGAGTAAATCATTTACCGTTTTTTCAGGAATAGCCATCAGCAATCCTACTAAACATTTTTATTAGCTTACAGCTCTAGTACAATATTCACCCCAGAACCTTGCTCCGCATAATATATCCCAGCGCATAATGTTTTGGTCGTTAACAATATCCGCCCCTCTGGATAACCGCAATGTAATACCAGTTCCGAAATCCTTGTCTGTAACACTAACAGAGCCTCCACCCGTCCACATGTCCTTCATTTTAGGACAGGCATAACTTAATGCTCCCTTAGTGAATACTGTGTTTACATTATGGTCATCATACACAGTAACAGGGTCGCCAGCAGTTAGTTTTGGATAAACGTTTCTGAATGGGTTGTCAAGCGCAGTTACTACTTCAGGGCTTACAGTTACAGAAACATCACCTGCTGCATCTGAATCCGCATCAGCCTGAGCAACAAATTGCGCAGGTATATTGGTTCGCTCATAACTTGTTTGTGCAACAATAACAGGATTGGTTACCTCTATTATATCGCCCTTTTTTATAGCTCCAACAACTACGCCACCAAAGCCTGTAATTACAATCGTGTTTCCAGATGTTACATCAGATTTGATTGTTAATGTATATCCTGTTTTGCCAGCACCAGCAATATGCCGCTTGATACCACTAGTAGCCTGGTACTGAAAATCCATAATTTCTTTTAGAAAATACTTTTCACCAATACCTTTATTAAAGGTCGGATTAAAGAAATTAACTAGTGATGTCTTTAACTCCGCGCCATCAATTGGGTTTACAATAAGGTATTTCTCTTCTCCAACGGGTATAGAGAGGTTTTCCATTCTAGCATGAATCTTTGCAATTTGCCCAGGGCTATTAATTGGAGTACCTGGAGTGCCATATGAATAATAAATATCCTGTACCGCTCTTTCGCCAATGTATTGATGAACTTTTGTGACAAGTCTTAATATAGACGGTTTAATGTATCTCTCTGCATAAATTTCCATACCTCTGTCACCAGACTGGAATAATGCCTGCTCTACTGTCGTCCACATCAAACCATCATTAAATTGTTTCTCAATTGTTAATGGTTCTGTTTTTTCTATAATGCCATCTAAGTTGATAACTGGACCTTCTCCGCCAATTCTACGATTTGCGCGGCGAACCTGTAAGGTATCACCCTTAGCATACACCCTGTTATCCAATTCTCCATCGTACTCTGTTGTTCCGCACTGAATCCAAGGAAGATTAATAAGTAACTCAGCCAAACCTCGATTTGCAATCCAGGTTAAGACTTTAAATTCATTAGATAAAGCCATAAAAACTCCGCAATAAAAAAATAAATTTTATTTTCTACGAGCGCTCAATAAATTACTGACCATATTTGGTAAGTCTTCATTTATTTTTTTACCAGATATTGAACCAGATGGTCTTACTGGGCGCACCATTTGTTCTTGTTCAGTCTGTCGAGATTGCGAAGATTGAGATTGAAGATTTTTTGCTGCAAGTTTTGCGTCTAAACGCGCGATTTCCATTGGTTGCCGTAAAGGAGACATCTTAGATATTTTTTTTATTTCTTCTGGGTCTTTCTTCCAAGCTAAATAAAAATTTTCCAAGCTATCTTCAGGCAATTCACGAAGCGCAAGTACTATCTCACGTGATAAATACGGCTTAACATCACTGATGACGTCAAAATAATCATCATATTTGTTTTCCAGCTTTTTCTCACGATTGGCAAATTCAAGGTTCTTTTGCTGTTCAACTGCGAGCTGTTTCTGCATCTCTTGCTGTTCTAACACTTGCTGAACCGCTGTCTGCACATCTTTAACCGTACCTGCTGGAATATCAGTAGGTTCTGCTTGTGGCGCAGATGACCATTGTGCCTGCTGCGGGTTCTGCATTTGTTTCAAGTTCTGCATAAACTGATTCTGCATATTTTGAACGAGTTCCTGCATTTCGCGTTTGTGACGCCGCTCTAATCTATCAATTCTTTTCTTCGCCCACTCTTCTTTTTCGTACTTTTCGTCCAAATTACTTTGGTCGTCGGCACTATCAGACTGGACTTGTTCTTCAAAAGGTTCATTTGCCTGATTATTTATGCCTTCTTCACCGTCAGTGCTAACGTTTTTATCTTCAAGCAAACTATCTTGTGGCTGAACATTATCATTCATTTTGATTTCTCGTTTTAACCGCTTACGGAGCGTGTTTTGTTAATAATATGACCGTTTTAACCGCTATACGTCACGTTCTCTGAAAAGAATACAAAGTTATTAACAGGTTGTCAACAACTTATTCACAATTTATTCACAGGTTATTCACAGGTTATTCACAAGTTATTCACAGGTTATTCACAGGCAAATCAAAAAATTGTACAAAATTATAAAAAAACTGTACCAACTTTTTAGGTGCTAATATAGGTACGATTTTAAACCATATTTTAGCACCTAAAATATAGCTTGACATTTTACTTATTTTAGTATATTATCTAAATATGAAAATACATCAATTTGGACAATCTTATCCCCACGAATCAATAAATGAAATGGGAGAGACTCTTGACATTAATGTTTTAAACTTTGGTCAATTAGTTAAATATCTAAGAAAGAAAAAAAGCATTACATCAACAGAATTTGCTTTAAAACTCAACGTCTGTAAAGCATATATATCCAGAATTGAGTTATATGATGAAATACCAAGCCCACGGTTTATATGCAAAATGGCTGAAGCGTTAGAAGAGAGCCCTTGCGAATTACTAGAAAGAGCAGGCGAAAGAAAAATCAAAAAATATAAAAAACATATAAATGTGGTCTATAAAAAAAGTCATTGTCGTTATTTATTAGATAGAATTAAAAATAAAACAGCTACTGATAGAGAAAAAATAGTTGTAAAAAACTTATATTATGGTGATAAAGATTTAAAGGATATAAATGAGAGTTTGTAATAAAAAGTGCATCAACTGCAAAAAAGATTTTATAGAAAAGTCCACATGCAAAAACTTTATTTCCAGAGTAACAAAAGCAGGGTACGTATACGACGGGACAGAGCGCTACAAGCATAAACATTGGTTAGTGAAGATAAAGGATGATGAAGTAACCCTTATGACTGACCAAAGAGAGGTGGGGTCACCTTCACTAATTCCTTTCCCAGTAGAAGGAATGCCATTTATAGGTATAAACGATAACCCGGAAAAAGTCATAATAGATTTTCTATCACGGATTATCTCTCAAGATACGGAGAAAGAAGAGCCCTAAGTGTATTACGATGTTTTTCATTTTGATGCTTTAGCTGTTCGTTCTCAAGCTCCAGTTGCCTACTTTTTGCATCAGTCATCGCCTCCATAGCCTTAGCATGATAATCTATATTCGCCTTGCCTATCTCTGCCTGAGCTCTTACTTCACCTGTTTGTGCGTCCTGCTTAACCTTAGCTATTTTAGCCTCTGCTTCCATTAATCTGGCTTGCGCCTCTTTTTGTGCGATTATTATTTGTGGGTCTGGCGGCGTTGGGGGTGCTTTTTGTCCTGATTCTTCAGCAATTATTTGCGGATTAACAACAAATTTTCTTAGTCTATCTATCAACTGCGGAGTATTTGCTAAATTTGTGTTTTCAGCAACCAAATCAGCAACTATGGTTGGTGGCAATTGTAATAGTTGTATTATAGACATCAATTGCGCAAATGCTTCTTGCTTCTGTATCTCAAATGAAGCCCCAGCGCTTACAGACACATCAAATGACTGCTTCTTCATAATCCGTTTCTTAGAATCATCAAGTTCTATTATACTACTCTTGCCTTCTCGGCTTCTTGTTGATGCATAACCTCTATCGCTGTAAACCTCGGGTATTAAGTCTAAACAAATTCGACCTGTTTGCTCTATTGCTCTGTTAAGGTTGTCAAGATAAATAAAAACACTTGTGTTGCCTTGCTTAGCTCGATTTGTTATAGCAACTCCACTCTGTTCATTGCCTTGTGCCCCTCTGTTAGCCTCAAAACGTCCTAATGTTACTTGTATCATTTGAAAAAGATTAGTTGTTGCGCTAACCATGCTCGGCGGTAACTCGGCAGGAGGAATATATTCAGGTCTTGCTCCTGGCGCCTGTGGGTCCGGTTTATATATCTTGGCTATATTATATTTTTCAGGATTACGCCATAGTTCCTTATAGTCTGAAATCATATCCTCTGTTGCCAGGTATTCGCCCTTGTGACCAGTTTTAGCCATTTGAGCTAAATCACTCATAATCATATTTATAAACTTTTGAGGGTCTTTAGCAAAACTAATAAAACTTTTAGTCTCTTGCTTACCATTTATCCAATGACTATCGCCATCGACAAAAATAATCGGCAGTTTATTGCCAGGGAAAACACCCTCCTCAAGTATTGTGTCTTTTATTAATTTATAGTGCTTGATTGTGCATATTTCAGTGTCTCGCTCATCTTCAACCTTTATTTCAGGCATAGGCGGTGGCGGTGAAGCATCTATGTTTTTATCCCTACTCAACATATAAATTCTATTTAATCTAGTTGTATAAATTTCCCTAATTTCATTTAATTCTTTTAATCTTTCTTTCAGGTCTTTTTTAACAACACATTCACCGTTGCTTAGTTTATATAATTTTGTTTTTGTATATACCTTGTGAAAATGCTCAACAATTGTAATACAATCATTATCTCTCCACCTAAATCTGCCCATATTTACTGTTGGCGGCTCTAGTGACCGCGGCAAATCGACGTGCGGATATTTTTGATAAAAATCTTCCAAACTCATAGTTGAATGCAAGCCACAAAAGTCACCGTCGCTCTTAGTTGTCTCTTGAGCATTGGGGTCAAAATAAACATTACTAAATGGGTCATAGATTGTTTGTAAGTATAACTTTTTGTTGAAAGATTTCTCATCATCATAATCAATTGCTATCCTCCATGCACCAAATCCGCCCATCAGTGCGTTCATAAATGCCGTTTGTCGCGCCACATCAGCTTTTGACGCGTAGTCAATCTGTCTCAACAAATCTTCATAGAATGTTATAATTTTTTGTTCAATATTGGGGTCTAACGCTCTTACTTCTAAATTCGGTGTATTTTGTCTTTGCTCGCCGACAATATTTAAAACAAACGAATACATAACGTTGATTGTGAGCATTATCTTTTGTCTAACAATAAATTCGGCTTCCTCCAATGCTCCCCATTGAGTACCGAGAGCAAAATTAGTATCATCGTATGCTTTATCTAAGTTATCACTAAAATCATTGTACCATTTATCAATCGAATATTCGATTTTCCTGATTATCTCAACGTCATCCTTTAGTTTATTAATAGGTGTTTTGTTTAATTCTTTTATACTTTCGTTTTTATGCATAGTTATCTCATTATTGCCCAATCATTAGCCTTAAATGTCTCTTTTTTTTTGTTCATATCTTTGCCATTATAATACAAAGCTGTATATTGTAAACAATCATGGATATCAGAGTAGGGGTGGCTCTTGTCTGGTACATCTCTATATTTTTCTTCTCCAATTATTTTTATGCGCTTATATCCATATTTTCCAAGAAAAGCTTTACGTAAAACAGGGCATCCGACACGGGATATTATAAAAGCAGGTTTTCCGTCATTAAGTCGATTGAGAAAAAAGTTGACTGCCTCAACTCGCGGTGTTATTGCATTTGTTATCGCTCCAAAAGTTGGCAAACCGAGTCCGTACAGCACCTGTATGCAACTCATTGTGTCTGTATCACTGCCTTTGCTTCCCGTCGGGTCACATGTTGAGACGAGCTGATGACCATTAAACTCTGTATTCAGAAACGGTAAAACTAAGGTCTCGGCAAGCTCCCGTACTCCCATTCTCTCTGTTGTGAATTCTTTGATTACACGGAACTGATTGCCAACAAATTGAGAAACTAAACAAGCGGGCGTCAAACCAAAATCCCAAGCTATAACAACAGCAACGCCATCAACTTTCTTTATCTCATCTACAGAGTGCATATCGTCATTGTATTGCGGATATACTGGCTTACCACTTAAGACCACTCCATACTTTCCCATAGCATAGACGTTTATAAATTCCTGCGTTGCTCCTTCTATCATGTTTAAGTAGTAGTCCGCTCCCTGCGTATGATGCTTTATGTTTTCAGCATCTTTATTGATTACATATTTGCCGTCTTCTGTTTTAAGCAAAGCTGGCGGCTGCTTGAATATATTGTACTTATCAGGTTTTTTTACTTCAAAGATTTGATATATATCATGTTCTGTATCTGGCGGATTGGTGTCCATGAAAACTCCGTGCCAGAATTTGCTTATAGTTAGCTGCTGTTCGGTAGGATAGCGTCCTGTGCGTCCGATTAAATGAGAGACTAAGCTGAAAGGAATTTCTGACGCTTCGTTCACAAAAGCAAAAGTTATTTCAAGTGATTTTATTTTCTTTAAATCTTCTTCTCTATCTAAAGCAAGAAACATTAAATTAAGCTCTACAACTCCACGTCCGTCATTAAATTTTTGCATAAGTTCAATAATCGGTTTCTTGTGCCTGTAGACTGTCTCGAAGTAGTCTTTTGTCCAGTTATCCCACGAGTTTAAAGTAGTAGTCTCAAGCTCTGCGTAGGTGTTACGTATCACTGCGCATCTGCACCGCCTCACTCCGTCTTTGCAGGCGGGCATCCGTGACGCTCTGAGTATGACTTCCGCTATTGATGCCGATGTTTTGCCACTTCCATATGGTCCCATTATCAGTCTTACTAGGTCATCACTTTTGTGTAGTAAAGCTGGTGTAGGCTCTGGCGCGTATTCTATATCCATTTTGCCGTGGAAGATTATAGAGTTGCTGGTGTCATCGATTGTGACATTTTGGACAGATGCTGTTGCGCAGTCATGCTTAAAAGTCGTTATGTCGTCTCTGATAAAGCCAAGCATTTAGCCTCTTATGCGTATGCGATTGTAGTATAGGATTGTTGCGTATTTTTTAAGCTTTTTGTCTTTATACTTCATGCCAGGATGCTCAGTTTTCCAAGCCTTATACACTTCATCAGACCAAAAGACATCGAGCTTCTGTACTAGCAAGTCGTATGTCTTGACGAGTCTTTCAGAAAAAAAAACAAAAAGTTTTATACATACATGCTTCTTGCCCCCGCTTTTTACAAAAAGATAAGCACAGCCAGAGACAAGATGAAGCAGCAAAAACTTGCATCTTAATAAAAGATATTTGTGTTTTTTTTTAGCAAGTCTTCCTGCAAAAATTTTAATCATTTTTTGGTTTATCTTTTTTACGACCTTGCGCTGACCACTGCGACATCTTTTTTTTACCATACTTTTTACGTCCGATATATGCGGCAAGACCGCCAGGGCTTTTTGCTCCTTTTGCTGCGAGTACTTTTTTCATAGCAGCGAAGCGCTCGCCTGCGCCTGCTTTGCTTGTCTTTTTCACTTGCTCGTAGTGCTGCTCTAGCTTGCTTACTTTACCTGCTTTGCTTTTTGTTTCTTTTTTAACCATTTTTTTTCCTCTCTTTTTGTTTCACGTGAAACATATTTTTTTTGTTACTTATCTATCTTTTTTATATGCAGCATCGCTTTTAGCTCGCTAAGCTCTTTTTGTATAGCCTTTATCTCGTGCCTGTAGTCGCTGAAGACGCTCGGAGCTATGATAGAAGCGAGCCTCATAAGAAAGTCAGCCCTGTGCTTCGCTTTGTTGAGCGGGCTGCTGCACTCTTTTTTTCTGCCTGTCTTTTCATCGACATAAAAGCACTGCGCATCTTCGAGTATCTTTTTCGCTGTATCTGCGTATCGCCATGCCCTCTTGATGAGAGCGCGACTATATATTTTTTTGAGCCCTGCATCTTTTGAAGCCCACTTTCTGATAGAGTCAGGACATACTTCAAGCTCATCACAGATATAAGTAATACCGGCGTCTGTCGCTGCTACTTTTTCTGCCCACGCTGTAACTTTGTCTTTTTTTTGTTCAATTGTATATGATTTTGCTGCCATTTTTTCCTCGTCTTTTTTTTTGCGCGCGTGTGACTCTATCATATAGAGAGATGCCTGTCAAGTGTAAACAAACAACAGAAAAATAAAAAATAATATTTTTTTTAAAAAAAATATAAATATTTTTAATTTTAATTATAACCCTTTGAATAATATAATATTTTATTTTAAATTATTTTATATCTTTTTTTTATATTTGCTTGACAGGCTAACTTTTTTTTAGTAAGATGTAGTCATAGTAAAAAAGCTCTTGAGTGCAGCGCTTTTACTGTATATAAGATGAAAGCATCTATCCTGTATAAAAGTTGTACACTGTCGACAGGCGCAGGCGCGAGCGCGAAAGCGTAAGCGAAGAAGATAAAGCTAAGTACTTCAGTGATGCTTTAAAAAATGAGTAAAATTTTATCAACTTATTAAAAAGAGGACTACCCTATGAAAACAGTAGCACAACTGCTTGACGAAATCAAAGCCTCAAAAAGCGCATACATCACCTACGGTGACGGCGACATCGGCGTACCGATGAAAAAAGAAGACGCTTTAGCAGATATCGCATCGATGGAAGACCACCAGATCGGGGAGGGGACTTGGTACGAGTGCGACGAAGACGGAAACATCACCGAATAAGGTAAAGCGTAGTAGCAGGGCTCCCCAGGGCAGCCTCATGAAATAAACAAACACATTGCCTGAAGCCCTTTGTTTATGCGGTATTGCCTGTGTGGCATTACTACGTGCTATTAATAAATGACACGTAGTAAGGAATCTTCCACGGATCCAGGTTTTATGCGGTCTCTAGCGTGTCAACAATATTTTTCATGAGGCTGCCCTGCAGGGCTCCCTCATTAAAATTTAAAGCTGAGCAATTTAACTAGAATTCGATTAACATACTAATTTTTCTAAACAAATAAGGAGGAATTAGGATGTTATCGGAAGAGAATATAAATTTTTTGGATTACTTTAGTACGCTGGAGGATCATCGGATAGATAGAAAGAAACTATATCCGATGGAAGAAATACTGTTATTAACGTTATGTGGGGTAATTTGTGGTTGCGAAGGTTGGGCTGATTTGGAGGAATTTGGAAAACAGAAATTGAAATTTTTAAGGAGGTATCGTCCATTTGAGTACGGTACGCCTAGCGATGACACATTAAGACGTTTTTTTCGATCATTAGATCCAGAAGGATTTAAAAGATGTTTTATAGAATGGGTGAAAAACCTGCAAAAAACTAGACCAGATATTGTTTCCATAGATGGAAAAAGATTAAGAAGAAGTTACGATAAAGCTAATGACAAACCAGCTATACATATGGTAAGTGCTTTTGTCAGCAACGCAAGATTAGTGCTAGGACAAGAGAAGGTAACTGATAAATCGAATGAAATTACTGCCATTCCTAAGTTGCTTGATTTACTTGATATATCTGGAGCTATTGTAACCATTGATGCAATGGGCTGCCAAACAAAAATAGCGAAAAAGATAACGGACAAAGAATGTGACTATGTTTTTGGGTTAAAAGGTAACCAAGGAGCATTGCGTGAAGACGTTGAGTTGTTTTTTCAGACGCACAAACAAAGTGGATTTAAAAAACTGGCACATGATTATTGCTGTGATATTGATAAAGGGCATGGTCGCTTTGAAAGTAGAAGTTGCAGGATCACCGAAGATATTGCTTGGCTAGATTCACTAGATAAATGGGCAGGATTACGCAGTATCATTATGATTGAAAGTGTAAGAGAGCTAGGCGATTTAGTGGAATCGGAAACTCGATATTATATTTCCAGTTTACCCGCAAATGCTGTTGCTGCAGCACAGGCTATCAGGAGCCATTGGGGTGTGGAGAATTGTTTGCATTGGGTGTTAGACGTAACTTTTAGAGAAGATGATAATCGCATCAGAAACGGTAATGCCCCAGAAAATATGGCAATTATGCGTCATGCCGTAATAAATATGCTACAGCCTCATCGCTCAAAAAAAATGACTATGAAACGTTTAAGAAAGATGGCTGGATGGGATGATAACGTGCTTGAGCGCATATTACTTACTAAATTTTAATGAGGGAGCCCTGAGCGTAGTAGTGGTTGGGCTCATAACCCAAAGGTCGCAGGTTCGACTCCTGCCCGCTACTGAGTAAAATTTTATCAATATTAAAAAAGAGGACTAAATATTATGCAAATCATTTCGTTAGGCGAAGAGCTCGACATTTTAGACGAGTCGATAGAAAAAACTGTAGAAGACTTTAATGAAGACTTTAATTTTGAACTGGAAAGCGAAATTTACGATGAAAATTTTAACTGGTAAGTAAAAAAAATATGGAAAAAAGAGAAAAAGATGTACAAATTAATTCTGCGTTGTGCAGCGGAGCTAAAAGCGGACAACTGAAATATTTAAAATTTCTGCTAGCACGTGGCGCAGATGTTCACAAATACAATGATTACGCTTTGCGCATTGCTGCGCAAAACGGACACTCCGATGTTGTCAAGATTTTATTAGAGCATGGAGCGGATGTGCACGCAAAAGATGATGCCGCTCTGCGGTGGTCAGCTGAGACAGGGAACACGCGTGTTGTCAAGCTTTTATTAGAGCACGGCGCAGATGTGCATGCAAAAGATTATTCCGCTTTGCGATTTGCTGCGGACTCTGGACATCTGGAAGTGGTCAAGATTTTATTAGAGCATGGAGCAGATGTTCATGCAGATAATGATTACGCTTTGCGATGGGCAATTAGGAATGGGAACGCAAAAGTGGCTATGCTTCTTATTGAGCACGGGGCAGATATAAACGCACGGGGTGCAGAGTCGCGGAAGCATAAAAGAATCATGCCAAACATTTTTACACGTCAAGAAAACTGGGCAGATGCTTATGAATATGCTGAGTGGATAAAAGATAGATAAGAACGGGAACAGTAATCTACGCACACTTCTTTACAAAGAAAATTGCTTTCTTGCCAACTTAGAAAAACGTGTTAACACAGAGTTTCTATATATCTCAAGAGTACCATTTTGCATAGCTCTATAATATTCAGCATATGCTAAATCAACTGCTTTAACTGCTTCAGCTCCATAATTTTTAGCGATAAAAGTTTGATACACATGCTTAGATATAAAATCACTTTTAAAAACAGACACTTGGGCTGGAGCTTGCCGTGAGATTATATCTTTACATCGCTCTACAAAATCAGCAAGTGTCGGCTTTCTGTGAAAAGTTTCTGCTAAAGCATCTAATGCTTCAACAATAACTTCATCTGTATATCTCAACAGCTTTCGCTGCCAGAAAACAGAAATGTTTTTTAACTGCACATCAGAAAATTGCGGCTGCCAAATGCAACCAATTTTTGTTAGCAAATTAACTATTTTTTTGTCAATCATTTTTTGCCCTCATCATTCCTAACATCCTCATTTCATTCCTAATCTCATCTTTAACTCATCATTCCTAATATCCTCATTCAGTCTTGCCACTGTAGCCTCCAAATCTTCGTACCACGCGACTTTCTTACCCTTACCTGTATGAAACCCTATAAATTTCTCAACGTGCGCTGAGTCCCTCAATATGAGGCTTATATCGTCATATACAGTTTTGTTCTCATTTTGCCCCATGTGCCACGCAGACTTTTTACAGCCGGATATAGCATTTTTTAGCTCATCTGTTGTATAGCCCGCTTTCAGTGCGCGCCTGATTAGATTTGCTCTTTTTTTATCCAGTTTTGCTTTTTTGTGGTCTAATTCTCTGCGCCAGTAGTCGAAAATTTCCTTTATACTTTTCGCACACTTCACATCAGGGTTATTCTCTTTATTTGATTCTCTTAAATGATTCTCTTCATTATATGTATGAAGTGCAGTATTCTTCACTTCCTGAAGTGCAGTATTCTTCACCCTTGAAGTGCAGTATTCTTCACTTCCTGATGTGAACCACTTGTGCTTTATAAACTCATAAGCGTTTGATTTTCCTAGGCCGTTCTGCTTGCTGATGATCAATTTGTGTTTTTCGAGTTGTTTAATATATGTGCAAACCTGCCTACGAGACACGCCCAAGTCTTTTGCGACCGTTTCAAGCAGAGGATAAGACTCACCGCTCTTGCCCGCATATTGAGCTAGTTTTGCGAAACAAAGCTTTGCCCCCTGACTAATCTCTCTTCGGCACAGTAGCCAATTAGGAACGAATGCCCCAACGAAAAGTTTATAAGGATTATAAGTATTTTTCATAATTATCTTGCCAAATAAAAAAGCTCATGACTGACGCGGGTGTGGTAATTGCGTGCATAAACGCTACCCTTCGCCAGTCATGAGCTCTACTTACACACTTGGGCTTACCACAGCCTTTGTAAATTTTGTCGCACCCACAGCCTAACCACAAGCATTTTGCATATGTAAGCTTTCGCTCGGTCTACAATCTGCAGCCTTTCGTACTGTGTGTGATTTCAATATACAGTATTAAACAAGTGATTTCAACAGCATTAATCCCATTCGTCAATTTCTCTAATCTTTTCTCGCAGGTACTTTTTGTACCCTGCTCGCAGATTCTTTAAGTCGCTTTCCATCACCTTCGCTGCTCCGCTCATTTTCTGGTAGAAATATGTCGTGTTAACATTTAAAATTTCAGCAGCAATTTTACCATTAATCCCATTTAAGCGTACGAAATTCCTAAATTTTTTTGCGATAGTGTTCATATCTTTGCTCTTTTTAATTAAAATTATATTATATACCAATATAACCAAAAGTCAATTAGTTTTTAATCAAACACAATGCTTGACAAGTTAATTAAATTTTAGTAGTATAGCATTTCTTTTCAAGTGAGAACAAAGGCATGTGGAAAATGAAAAATGTTGAAAAGGTTTATAACAAGCTAAAAGACATAGAAAATGTATTAACTTCTGCGATTTTATTTCATGAGAGCAAAAATAGCATTACATTTTTCGATGGCAAAAAAACACTCGAAAAAATTAATGCTCTTAAAAAAATAAGATTTGAGGTGCGCATGTTTATGCAAACAGCAGAAGAGATTATAAATAATAATAGAAACCGCAAGCTAAATTGATTAAGTTGTCTTGACAAAATAACTAAAATTTGGTAGTATATAAATAAACGATGATAAAGAATTGATTCGTGCATCTAAAAATGGACATAAAGAGATAGTTAAACTTTTGATTAATTATTGAGGAAATTTTATGAACAAATCAAATGATTACGCTTTGCGCAGGGCTGCGGAAAATGGACATCTGGAACTAGTCAAGATTCTACTAAAACATGGCGTAGATATTCACGCAGATAATGATTATTCTTTGCGATTTGCTGCGGAATCTGGACATCTGGAGGTGGTCAAGATTTTACTCGACAATGGCGCAGATATTCACGTAGATAATGATTATTCTTTGCGATTTGCTGCGGAATTTGGACATCTGGAGGTGGTCAAGCTTTTAATCAAACATGGCGCAAATGTTCACGCATACAATGATTACGCTTTGTGCATGGCTGCGGAAAATGGACATCTGGAGGTGGTCAAGCTTTTAATCAAACATGGCGCAGATATTCACGCAGATAATGATTATTCTTTGCGATTTGCTGCGGAATCTGGACATCTGGAGGTGGTCAAGCTTTTAATCAAACATGGCGCAAATGTGCACACAAGCTATGATTCCGCTTTGTGCATGGCTGCGGAAAATGGACATCTGGAGGTGGTCAAGCTTTTAATCAAACATGGCGCAGATATTCACGCAAAAGATGATTCCGCTTTGCTATACGCATCTAAAAATGGACATAAAGAGATAGTTAAACTTTTGATTAATTATTGAGGAAATTTTATGAATACATCAGATGAATTTCAGCCGATTAGAAAATATAATCCCATTTTTCCCTACGAATTTGTAGATTTTGCTGATGAAATTATTAAGCAGCACTTAGCAGATGAAAAGACATACATTGACTTTGATTCTCTTGACAGAGAGGTACGGGAAGATTTGGCAATTTATCTTTTGGCAGATAAAGATTTTAAAAAACAGGCAAGAACGGTTATAAGCGAGATAGCAGAAAACTGTTGTGAAGATATTATTTATGACGTAATAGTTAAACACTATGAATACGCAAGAGAAACAGCGTTAAATGCGTATATTGACGGCTGCAAAGGAATTATAAATGATTATTTCAGGCATAGAATGGACATAATGGCGCAAGAGGAAACAAGAAAAGAAAGAGAAGAAGCCCCAGACTTTTGGGACAATATTTAATAACTGGAGAACATTATGAACAAAACAGAAAATTACAAAGATGAAAATCATGACAAAGAACAAAAAGAAGTGGTTAAGACTGACAAAGAAGTGGTTAAGACTGACAAAGAAGTGGTTAAGACTGACGATGAAGTAGTAACTCAACCTCAATTGTCGGTAAAATCCATAAAAGAACAGGTCAAGGCTGACGATTTGACCACAATTCAACATCAGTTGTCTGCAAAATCTATAAACGACCAGGCAATTTTAATACAGGAAGTTATGAAAATGGCTATGAAGGAAGGCTCACACTATGATGTAATTCCAGGATGTGGAAGTAAGCCTACACTGCTTAAGCCTGGGGCAGAAAAGCTTGCTCTTACGTTTCGACTTTCTCCTTCTTATGTAATTAATAAGACTAATCACGAAAACGGGCACAGAGAATATGAAGTCACAACAACAATTAAGCATATTGCATCTGGAAAGGTATATGGTGAGGGAGTAGGAAGCTGCTCTACGCTTGAGTCAAAATACAGATACAGGTACGCATCGCTTTTGTGTCCATGCTGCGAGAATGAAACAATTATCAAAGGTAAAAAAGAGTATGGGGGAGGCTGGGTTTGTTACATCAAAAAAGGTGGATGCGGTGCAAAATTTGATGAGGATGACAAGGCAATTACATCACAGAAAGTAGGAAAAGTTGAGCACTCTAATCCTGCCGACTATTATAATACTATATTAAAAATTGCTAAAAAAAGGAGCTTGGTTGATGCTATATTGACTGTTACTGCTGCAAGCGACATGTTTACGCAAGATTTAGACGATTTAGTTGCGAACGGCGTAATAAAACCAATTGCTGGAGAAATCAATCATGGTAACGGCAATTCTAATATTGTTAGGGAAATAGCAGAAAAAGCAAAAAAAATAGTGAAAATAAAAAATGGAACAAAACTAATAAGAGAGTTGGAGTCTGAAATATTGGCTATACAAAAATACATAGCAGATGATGACAAAAAACAATTAAGAGATATATACATTGAATTAATACATAGCAGATGATGACAAAAAACAATTAAGAGATATATACATTGAATTGGGACAAATCAATGAAAAGCAGAAGAATTAACAGTAACTTAAAAGGCAAGCGCGGAGAGAGAGAATGGGCTAACTACTGTAAAATGCGCGAACTTAACGTTAGCAGAACAGCGCAACACTGTGGAAAGCATGACCCAAACGCCGCAGATTGTGTGGGCTTGCCAAAAATACATCAGGAAATAAAAAGAGAAGAAAAGCTAAACATCTATAAAGCATTATGCACAGCAAAAGAAGAGGCCTATTCTCATAGCAAAAAAACAGGAAAAAATTTAATCCCAATTATTGCGCACAGAAAGAACAATCAAAAATGGATGGTTACTATGAGCGCCGATGATTGGATTAATTTGTACAAGAATTTAAATATTAACTTTATTAACACTTAATCAAGAGGTAAATCATGAGCAATAAAACTGAATTTAAAAACGTATTACTAACTAAAATTAACTACAAAGATAATGACATAATCGTTTTAAACATAGAAGACACTAGAACGTACGGCACAAAGTCTACTACACACGAACACAACGGAGAAACAAGGCTAAGTACAAAAATATGGGCAAGCAAGGTTTATGCTATTTCTAAAAAGCAGGCTGTTGTTGCATCAGAACAAGACAAAAGCACAGGCATTTTTAAAGATGATGATGTAAGCGATGTTCCGTTTTAAAAACATGAGGTAAGTTATGGCAAAATTATTTGAGCTGACAAATGAGCTGAAAATGCTTGAATTTTATCACGAAAAGGCAGAGGAGGACGCGTGCGAAGGAATTCTTGATGAAATATCATCTGTTAAAATCAGCATAAAAGATAAAGGCATAAATATAGCTAAAACTGTAAAAGAAATGGAATCAGATATTGAAAAATTTACAAAGGCAGAATGCGACATAAAAACTCGTAAAAAGCTGTTAGAGAAGAAACTACTCCGATTAAAGGAGTACTTAAAAACAAATATGGAGGATTGTTCTATCTCACATATTTACAATGAATATATCGACATAAAAATAAAAGAGAATCCACCAGCTGTTAAAATCTATAATGAAGATATTGTTCCTATAGAATATTTTAATTATAAAACTATACAAACACCTGACAAGGCGTTAATAGCAAGAGCCATAAAAAATGGAAAAACAATTGACGGTGCCGTTTTGGAAAAAGGAAATAGACTTGTAATTAAATGAAATACAAGGCAAAAAAGGTTGACAACCAAAATAAACAGAATACGGCATAAGTATTTTTATTAAATTTATTATTAAAAAAATGAGGTGAGAAATATGAGTAAGAAGTCTTTACCACCATATACGATAGAAAAAGTTTTTACAAAGGACGGGAACGTAAAATACGTATCAGTGTATAACAATGAAAACGTACAAGAACGTTATGAAAAAGGATTGCTTGGGAAGGGCTTTGACACGGCAGTGGAAGCATATAAAAACATGTTTGAATTTGAGTCTTATCTGGTATAGAGGGAAAAATGAACTGGTTTAATATGTTTACGGCTTCGTTAGTATTAGCAATGGTATCTATGTGCGCAATATACGGCATTGGTATTTTTATTAAATTTATTATTAAAAAAATGAGGTTACTATGAAAAAAGAAGAGCTTTAGGTCTGGGTCTTGGTCTAGGTCTTGGTCTGGGTCTGTATCTAGGTCTGGGTCTTTTTATTAATAGTTTAAAGAGGTAAAAACAAATGCAACCTAAATTTAACATTAGACAATATGTTTATGCGCTTGGAAAAGAAAAGCCAGGCGATTGCGCATATGGAAAGCATTATCTCGCGGTCATAAACAAATCTCCAATAGAGATAATCAGAATTGATAAAAATTGCGTAGAATATTACATTGATTATTTGTGGTTTAAAGAATCTGAGGTTTTTGAAACTAGAGAAGAATTAATTAATGGTTGGAAAAATATAATTATAGAGGAAGAAAATGAATAGCAGAACCGAATGGCTCAAAGCTCGTAAAAACGGCATAGGTGGAAGTGATTGCGCAGCGGTACTTGGGCTTTGAAATGTATTACAAAAAGAACCACCAAAGACTACAAGTTTAGATAACGCAAAAGAATTATATCGACGAGTCAATTTATTAAAGTTATGAGAGAGGAATTTATGAATGATTTTAAAAATACAATAGAAGAACAAAGCGATGCTATCAGTAAATTATTTTCTGAATGTTGAAAAACTACGGCAAAGTTTGGATAAATTTATAACAGTTATGAATCATGAAAAATTAAATGAAATAGTTGGCAATATTATAGCTCTTACTGAATGTTTGGAAAAAATAAATAACTTCGAAGAGAAAGGATTGCTTAATAAATTATCTACTATTTTTAAATAAGAGGATTTTAAAATGGAAACAAATAAAACAGTATTTTTTATAATGTTGATTATTATTGCGGTATTATCTTTTGGCAATATGTGGCAATGTTATCATGTTGAAAATCAAGCAATAAGAATAATCGAAAATCAGGCACCGCCAATGACTTTATCTAAGGCGCAAACAGATAGCTTAAAAAAAGCTTTTAAACAATGAGCTAATGAAAAGTACGTCATGACTAATAAATCAAAGCAAAAAGGCAATAATTTCGAGCGAGAACTTGTAAAACAAGCCCAAGAGTTTGAATTAAAAGCCAAGCGCGCATGGGGTTCGAATGGCGAATCTTTGGGTTTAGAGCCTGATGTAGACCTCATTATTGATGACTATATAAAAGTACAGGCTAAGCTAAGAAGAAAATTACCAGATTGTCTTCAAATTCCTAAAAGCTGTGATGTCACAGTTTTTCGTCAAGACAGAGGGGAAACTTTGATGTTAATGCGTTGGAAAGAGTTTTTGGAATTTGTAAACAAAATTAAATAACGCGAGGAATAATGGGATTACATATTAACAAGTATAGATATAGTTACCGTATATTGCAGAAATTGCGTGAGTATGCTTTAAAATCTGAACACAATAAATCATGTATATTTTGCGAAGACCTAGAACGCGCGTACTCTGAGCTGGATAAAATTGATTTCACTAAAAAAGATTGGGATAAAAAGGAGAAGGAGTTAACAAGTTATCCAAATTTCATAAATCACACTGATTGCAACGGAGGATATATTTCGTGCAAAAATATTGGCGTTTCCTTAATTCCTTCTGCTGACCGTATATTTTGGCGAGACCTTGATGAGCTTAAAAAAGAAGTCGAAGAGCTAAGTAATAATGATATTTTTCTTGAGTTGTGTAGAGAAGGCAGCATAAGCACAATTAAATGCGCATGGGATGATTTTTATGCTGATGTAACAGAATGCGATGATATATTAAGATTTCGGTAAAATGTAGGCAATTATTGTTTCTTAGGCGAGTTAGGTAAATGAATAAAATACAAGAAATCAGGTTGTATATGGGACTAAATATTTCTGAAATAGGCAGTATTTTAAAAGTAACAAGACCAATTATTTATGGATTAATTAACGGGGAAAAACTTAAACTAAAAGAAAACCAAAACAGATTAGATAGACTTTATTATTTTTGTAAAAAATGGCGGGCATTTGAGGCTGGAAGATTTGCGGGCTTTCAGTATAAAAAAATTAATGGCGATAAAAATTTGCTTGATTTACTGACTAGCAATGTTTTCGATAAAAAAGTCGAGAAACTGATTAACAAAACAATGTCAAAAATTAAAGATATTTTAATTAAAAAGAAAAAAGAAAGAAAAGCTCATGAGCTGCTGCGTAAAAATCATGGCTTTAACCCTATAAATAAGGAAGAACGAAAGCAGCTAATAAGACGGCTTACAAGAACTATAAGTTAAAAATAGGAGAAAATAACATGAAAATCTTTTTACTAAAAATACTGTTTTGTGGATTAACGGCTATAAACATTGGGGCAATTATAGTTATTTATAATAAAATTCTATGTGGAAATTTTGATATATTTAACAATATCTTATTTATTATTTTTGTCCAGATAATTATGGCTAAATTTTGTTTTTGTTTTGGAGAGGAAAAATGAGAAATAAAAAATATTCTAAAGAATTTAGAAACTTTAAAAAAGCATTTCCCAGGGTTTTTAAAGAAGCCAGGCTAAATATTGGTTATAGCCAGGAATATCTCGGAAAACGACTTGGAATTAGCACAGTAGCTATCTGTCACTATGAAAAAGGAGTTTCTCTGCCCGGGCTTGAAACGCTTTTTAAAATATCGCATGTTCTTGGGATTTTCAGTATAAATTTTTCTTGTAAATAAATGTTGTATTAAACGCTGGAAAATGTAATATACATTTTCTATTATCAATAAATATAACAAAAAAGAGGTTAAAATTATGTACAAAAACTCATCTGAAAAATATATATCTGTCGACACAGATAACTTTAGCTTTTTTCTGCCAACGGAAGCAATAGACGCTATAATTCTTTTTAAAACAAACAGCCCTAATGATACTTGTAATTTATATATTTACACAAAGAGAAATATCGGGCGAGATAATTCTGCGTTTGTTTGGCTAGATATGAGTTATGATTTTTCAACTAAAGTCTACCAAAATATAACATCGCAATTTGCAGATAATGCATTTATCGATTTATTATGTGACGGCTCAAGAATATTTATACGTGAAAGCGATATAATAGGAATTTCTTGTGAGATGCCGCCAGGAACATCGGAAAACCAAATACGATTATATAGAACGGTTAGCTCAGACTATGAGGAAAAATCCTTCTGTTTAAAGCAATCTCAATCAGATATAAAACCACTTTACAGAAATTTATTAGCACAAATTTCATATCGACCGAAAAAGATTGAAAAAGCGGAAAATAATAATCAAGAAAGACTTGCCAAGTCAATGCTATGGTATGCAGCAAAAAATAACATTTAATATATTTTCGAAAGGACACATTTATTCTCTTGTCTTTACAATAACAATTTTATTTATTGTATCCCGTATATTCTTGATTTCGATGCTTAACGGCTCTAAATAAAGACTTAATAATTCATTTAAGTCTCTTCTGCTTATCTTGCTGTCACATTCATTTTTAAGCTTTTCATAAGAATCATCTATTTTTTTTAGACGATTTTTTATCAGCAATCCAATAAAAGAAACGCAAGATGACGCTATTATGACAGTTGTTTGTGTTGAGCTTAGCATTATTCATTTTTAATTTTTAACACATTTTCTTTCGTAAATTTGCAAATAATTATCAATTTGTCTGCGTGTTTCTTCTGTTAGTTTGTCTTTTCGCGAGATAGTGATTATCGGGGCAACAAGACAAAATCCGTCAATCACGCGCGTATTTGCGCAGCCGTTTATCAATAACAGAAATAGGCTCAACAGCACGCTTACGCTCATCAGCTTTAATTTGTCTTGCATCTTCTAACACCTTTTCGAGATTATCTAAATCCCGCGCTTTTTTCCCTTTTTTGTAACCCACAAAAAACAAACCAACTAAGCCTGTTAGTATCATGGCTAATTTTATTAGCAATAGAATCATTATTTTCTCTCCCTTTTTCTGCTAAAAATAGCATCAAAAATAGTTACACCGCTTAATCCGCTACCTAGACCAAGAACTATAGCAATCAGTTCAATTATTATCTTGGAATCGCCTAAAGGGCGGAATAGGGCTATTATGAACGATACCACAGTCATGCCTATACCAACGCCAAGCAATATTGCTGCGTTGAGCCGCTTAGAGCTTTTATTACCATTACTGCATTCTAAAAATTTGCTTTTCATAATAGCAGTATATCATTTTTTTATAAATTCCAAAAGAAAACCCGCAAATACGTAAAGTACTTGCGGGCAATGGAGGAATGTTATGAAAAACAAGTCTATAGATTA